TTTAAATTTCTAAAAATATTTAGTAAATTAGCGTTATGAAAAGTAAATTAAGGGTAATGAAAAGGGCAGATGGTTCTTATTCTCGTATTGGATTATGGGATAATATTAGAGCAAATAAAGGTAGTGGTAAAAAGCCAACACCTGAAATGCTAAAGCAAGAAAAAAAGATTAAATCAGAAGAAAAAAAATAGTTATGTCAGGTGCTTGGCAAAGAAGTGAAGGTAAAAATCCAAAAGGCGGTCTAAACGCTAAAGGTAGGGCATCATACAATGCTCAAACAGGAGGTAATTTAAAAGCCCCTGTTAAAGATGGTACTAACCCTAGACGGGTTTCCTTTGCGGCTAGGTTTAGTGGTATGAAAGGTGCAATGAAGAAGCCTAATGGTGAGCCTACTAGGAAAGCATTAGCACTAAAAGCATGGGGCTTTGGTAGTGTACAATCTGCTCGTAAGTTTGCTAATGCTCATAAGAAGTCTTAGGTATATGGCTTTAATTCGGGATTATCTTCTATAAATACTTCAAAATAAGGGTCGTTATCATACAGTCTTTCTATGCAAAGCATTAGTAATCTTTTAATTAGTTCTTGTTGTTGTTCTAAATCTTCTGTCATTTGTTAAAGTTTAGGTGTTTTTGTTCAAATTCAAATAGAAACTCTCTAGCTTTTTCTACTTTTTGTTTGCATTTTTCAGGAAAATCGGTGTCTTTTTCTACATTAAACAGTAAAATTCTCTCACTCTCTGCAATATCATCGTATATATAAAGGTTTTCTTTCTTAGCCCATTCCTTTTTAAATTCAGGTGATTCATCGCTGATGCTATTTATTTTACGCATTAGGGATTGTTTCTGCCATTCTATTTCTTCTGTTGGATTGTTTACTAGGCAATATACAATAGCCCCTGTATTAGCCCCTGTAAGCCATAAATAAGACTGTATTTGGTAATAGTAGGTCTTATCTAGTTCCGAATTGGCGTTTGCTAGGAAAGTAAATATATCGTAGCTGCTTTTTACATCGTAAATAACTTCTGCTTGGTTTAAATTTTCACCTAAATAGGTATCAGGAGTACCGATAATCCATGAATTTTTAACTGAATCTTCGTTTTTCTCTAAATATTCACCAATATGTTCACTTAAAAGCAAAAGACTGTCGTTTTCTACTTTTTTCCCCTTGCTCATGGGCTTAGTTTCTATTTCCTTGTGTCTACCGTACTTTTGCCTTATGTATGTTTCTATTAAATGCGTCTTGGCAGTAGCAGATAGTTCACCTGCGTCTTTAGCAGCCTTAGCCTGTGGCTCTACAAATAACTTAGATACACTTGATGCGTGTATTAATACTTCATTCCAATTCATATTCAGTTTATTTTTTTAGTAGTTAATTTTTTTATCCCAATCGGGTGTTATTCCGTCTTTTTTTGTTGGTATTTCGGATATTAATTCACCTAATACTTTTAAATAACCTAGACCATGTTGTTCACAATAGTTTTGCGCATCTTGAATAGATATGCCTTCTACATATTGACCCATCCATGTTTTAATAACACCGTCTTTAGGGTCTATTGCTTTTAATTCAGTTGTATATAGATTCATTTTTTATCTTCTAGTTTTGCTGAAAACATATCTGCCAGTTGTTGAGGTGTAAAGTCTTGCATAAAATGGTGGCAGCTTTGTGTTATAGCGTTGTATGTAAAGTTTGAGTAGGACTGTCTAAATTCATCGGGTTTAGCGGTAAATCTATAACAGTTCTTTCTTAGTGGGCAGTTATTATTTCTGCATAATGATATATCCATATTATTTATTGTTTAGTTCTTTTTCTTTAACGTTATAGGCATGGAAATAATCTTTGTCAATACCTTTCAGTAGCTTAAATGTGTCAAGTTCTTTGAGCGTTTTACTTGACATTATAAGTGCTATATCATCTATTTTCATCTGTTCGGGTGTTCTTTTATCTACTTCTTCTACTTGCTTTTGTAATACTACATTAGGATGTGCAGCAGTAAAAGATTGTTCTGCTAGTTCTCTTAGGTATTGAATAGCTTCTTTTTCATCTTCCCCTTCTAGTAAATCAGCTTCAAATCCAATACTTTCATTAAGATACGGTGCATAAGGAAACTTCTTACTGTAAATTATCTTTGTTACTTTCATATACTATTGTAAATTATGTTTTGCTTTAAATTGGTTTATTCTATCTCTTGAAGGTAAATCTCCGTAATCGCTTACTAAATGAAGATTAAAAATATATTCTTCATAAGCATTAGATAGTTCTTGTAGTGCATTATGACTACCGTATTTTAGTATTAGATTTTCAGATGATAATTCTGCAACCTTAATATTTAAGGAATCTCTATCCATTTTATTTGATTTTGTGATTTGCAAATTGAAAAATAACTACCTGCGTCTTGTCATTACACGCATTCTTTTGTTTTATCACGCTCCCCATTACAGGTAAGGCTTACAGGCATATGATACCCAAGTGTCGGCATTATATGGACATTTAAACTAAGGCAGCTAACTAGATAACCCTTGTTACGGTTACAACTCCATTAACTTCTTTAAGTTTGAACTTTTTGTCTTTGTTTTCTTCCTTTCTTTTTAACTGCGAAATCATTACTGCAACACTCGCTAGTTTTTTTTGTTGAATATCAACACTACTTCCAACTAATAATAAACCTACTATTGTTGATACTGAATTTGGTTCTTGCTTTCTTGCCATCTTTTTTAGTTTAGAGAACAAAGATATAATTAAATTAATTAAGAAAAAAAATGTATTTTAGGTATTGTGAATTATTTAACACTTAATCGGATAAGTTCCGAATAATCAGTCATTAATTACCGTTTTTGCCAAATATGACTGAAAATTCATACATCTACTTTTCTAAAATAAAGCATACCACTACCTGCGTATTTGTATTCAGGATTGTATAGTATAAAACCTGCTTTTATCAAATTGTTGGCACTTGGGATATTACAAGGCGTTGTGTATGTTATAACTTTAAATCCTCTTGCTGCTTTCAGCCTTATTTTTATTAACTTCTTTTGTATTCCCAAACCCCTATACTGCTTTCTAACCCACGCTCTATTAAATATACAAACGCCTTCTGAATATAAACAACCACAATAAGCATTTATAACATCATTATCTCCTTTTATAACCCACCAATCCCTATTATATTTAAACTCATTACCCGCACCTTTAAATTCAGGAACAGAACTTTCAAGTATTTGTAACTGATGATAAAGATTCTTATTTAGAACTTTACCCATGCTAAAAACCTTGATTACCTTATTCATAGCTAGTTATATTGTCCTCTTATCTTAGCCAATTCTTTTTTAATAGCAGCTTCTTTCTCATGCACTAATTTCAATAGTTCAATGTAGTACACTTCTTTATCTCTTAGTTCTTGTGTTGTCATTTTAGTGCAATTTGCCGTTAATAATTTGATAGTTTTTAACGGTGTAATCTCCGTTTGGCTCTATTAATATATGAGCAAATCCATGTTGGCTATTACTTACTAAAGGAGAATAATTGGGTCTAAGTTCGCACAAACAAGCGGTACTCCAACAACTAATAACCTTTCCGTCTAGTGTCGTTTCGGGGTGATGGGATGACCTGTGCAAATGTCCAACTATAACACTTTGCTTTGCCCTTAAAAAAGCACCTCTAGCGGGTGAAACAGGAACAAATATACCTTTAAAAATGTGGTGTCCGTGTGTAATTGAAAGTTTACCCGCTTTTACTAAAACCTTATCGTCTAGTAATTTTACTCCTTGCTCATTAAGTCTTAGCCTTTCTTCTAAATGAAAATAAGGGTCATCCCAAATTTCATGCACTTTTTGTTCTAAAAACTTTTCCCACCTAACGCAATGATTACCTTTCAGCCAATAAATTGACGCTTTTGGAAATGCTTTACGCAGGGAAACTAAAAATGATTTTGTTGCGTCAAATTCTTGTTTTACACTCCTTTTTGATGGGTCTTTTTCAAACCTACTTACTTGTGCATTGTCAATTAAGTCGCCATTGATAAAAATGGTATTAACTTTTTCTTTTTTGCCGTAATCTAATGCAATTGTAATTGCATCAATATCGTGATATGGTATGTGTAAATCAGAAATTAAAAGTATGTTATTACAAGCAGCAGGTAACTTAAATGCTGCTCTTTTTTCTTGGTGAGAATCGGGAAGATTGTAGGGGTTTTTTGGTCTTTCTAAAGAGGGGTGTGTTATTTTTATGTTTTTATTTATTCCCTTTTTCCCTTCTATTGCCCTAAGTGATTCTCTTGCATTTTCTACATCTTTAAATGTTAGATTGTTTTCATTGTACATTATTCTTGCCAATTTAAGTGTTGGCATTTCCATTCCGTATTTATCCCTGTACTTTCTTGCTAAATCAACTTTAGTAAATTTTGACATTAGGTGCGTTTTGTTTACTCAAATGTATAATTAATAAATCGCATAATCCAATAAAATCAGCTTTCTTTAATAAATAATTAACTTATTTATTACCTTTAATAGGGGTATAACCAACGGCTTTTATCGTACTTACCCATTCTTTTCTATCTAATTTACCTGCGGCACTATCTATTTCTTCTTTACTTATTGCTTTCTTTTTGCCTGACATTGCCGCCAAATCAGCTAATCTGCCTTCTGCTTGTGTCATTACCTTTTTCTTATCCAATGTACTATCATTACTAGCACTACCACTCTCGCCCAATAGTTTTTTCATTGCTTTTAACTTTTCCATAAAAGTTGGAAATTAAGACCTAAAGGTAACAAATAATATTAAAATAAACAAAAAAGAAACCCAATAATAACACCAAAACAATATAAATA